CGAGGGCTACGGTCCGGGACAAAAAGCTTAGTTGCTCAGGGCTTAATTTTGAGTGAGATCGGATTGCTGCTAATGGAGTTGGTCATTGCGCCGGCCCATTCATACATCCAAATTTATTTAAGAAGGAAATTATACTTATGAATAAAACAACTTTTAAATCTAAATTACATGCTTTATACAATAGAGCTATTAGGATTACGGGTAGTATTAGTTTCGATCACGCGGTGCAGTCTACGCTAGCTGCAGCAGGTAGGTACGCATCTGTTAACTTGGAAACATTTAGTGCAAACATCTTTGGATACGTTCAAAGTGATTTCGCAGATCCTAAAATTCAGTGTCCAATTTTAAGAGATGAAACTATCGATTTAATGTCAACAGAAGGCACTTTTAGTGTAAACTGGGAGATATTCAAGCTAGCGTACTCTCTTGTTTATGAACAACTCAATTTGACACGGGATACATTTACGACTGTATCTCCAAATGAAGCAGTTGATTCACTACCTTCAAACACTTCAACTGGTGCTTGGTTCTTTCGACGACCTAAGGGTCAGTTTAAAGCACCCGCTTTAGCACGAGTATTTGATATTATCAGTAACTGGAAATTTGAAGATCTTTCTAGATCTTGCGTTGCTGTAATTGCTTGGAGAACACAAGAACGTCAGTCAGGTACCAAATTTAGACAGATATTTGTTATGCCTTTTGAATTCAACATTTGTGAGGCAATGTTTGCTGCTCCTATTTTCAAACATTTTTACGCAAATAGAGATACATGTTACTGTTTTGATACAACATGGTCAGATAACGCTAGAACTTGGGGTACGCTCCAAGCGTATAAACATATTATCTCCATTGATTACAAGCAATTCGATAACCATTGCTCAAAAGAAGCCATTTACAACGGAATGAACTTTACGAAGTCATTATTTCAATTAAATGAGTGGCAAAACACATTATTTAATAATCTTGTCTATGTGCATTTAAGATGCAGTATTGTTAGTAATTATCATGATGCACCCCATCTATTTCAAAAGTCTTCGGGCTTACTTTCGGGCTCTGTATTCACAAATTTCTTAGGTTCAGTAATTAATCTACTTTATATTAACTACACATTAATCAAGATGGGTTACGATCCACGCGATTTCTTAATCAAAGTTAAAGGTGATGATGTAATTATTGGATCAAATGTCCCTATTGATATGAATGAGTTCATCACAATTCAGAAACTGAGCTTCGGGTCAATTATTCTTTCTGAATCTGTTCGTTTTTACAAACCAGGTGAACCAATTTTCTTTCTTGGCTATTTCTTTACTAATAAAGTGAAATTTGCTTCTACGGAAGACTTACTTCACAGAAAGATTGCTATCTCAGGTCGATTTATCCCTGAAGAAGAAATGCCAGAAAATGTTAGAATTATTTCCAAAATTGTATCAGTGTTGAGCAATGTCTCCAATGGTATGGAAATATTTATTAGAGTTTATAGGGACAGATACTTACAATATTATGGTATGACTGCACTGCCTAATTATTATTTCGACCTTGCCGAGACAGAAATACAATCTTACTCTACGGGGAATAGAAAGTCAGTAATGCAAGAGTTGACTAACGGTTGGATGTATAGATAAATAGGC